GAGCTTTACCACAAGATATATTTTATGATTGTTTAAATCAAAAAGCTTCTTTATGGATTATATTTGATAAAGAAACATTAAATATATTTGGATGTGCAATAACACAAATAGCCATATATCCTACTGGTAAAAAAATGTTAAATATAGACCATATAGGCGGTAAAAAAATGAACGAATGGATTGATAGAGGTCTTGAAGTTATTAATAAATGGGCAAAAAGTAATGAATGTGTTGGTATTGAAGGTATAGGCAGACCAGGTTTTTGGAACTGGATAAAAGATAGAAAAGGTTGGGAAAAAACAGCAATATTTTTTGAATATGAGTTTAAGGAGAATGAATAATGGGCGGAAGAAGTAAAAGTACACCAGCACCAACTGAAACAAAAGTAACTCAAAGTAATTTACCAGAATATGTACAACCATATTTTGAAAGACTTTTACAAAGAGGAGAAGCTGAATCTAATCAACCATATACCCCATATGGTGGACAAAGAATAGCTTATTTTTCTCCTGATGAGTTAACATCACAGGGTATGGCTAGAGGTTATGCCCAATCAGGTACACCTCCAGAATATCAAATAGCATCTAATAGAGCAATGATGATGGGTGGACCATATGGTTCTGGTTATCAAGCTGGTATGTTTGACCCTGGTTATCAAGCAGGAATGATAGGACAAGGTTATCAATCAAGAAATTTTGGACCAAGATTTGATACATTAGATTATGAATCTAATATCAATAGATTTATGAATCCTTATCAACAAAATGTTACAGATATAGCTAAAAGAGAAGCTATAAGAGCTTCTGAAATGATGGGTGATAAATCATCAGATGCAGCAACAAGAGTTGGTGGTTTAGGTGGTTATCGTGAAGGTATTATACAAGCAGAAAGAGAGCGTAATTTAGCACAACAATTAAGCGATATACAAACAAAAGGTAGTTTAGGTGCTTATCAATCAGCACAACAACAATTAGCAGCAGAAAGACAAGCACAATTAACTGGACAAAAGTTTAATTTACAACAATATATGGCTGAAGAACAAGGAAGGCAAAGAGAAGCACAATTACAAACACAAAGATACCAAGCTTCTGAATCAGCAAGACAACAAGCAGCAAAACTTGGTTTAACAGCACAACAACAAGAAGAAGCTGCTAGACAAGCACAAGAAAAATTTGACCAATCAGCTTATGATATGTCTCAAAGATTTGGTTTAGCATCTATAGATGCTCTAAGAAATGTTGGTGGTGATATACAATCTGATGTAAGAGAAAGAATTGGAGCATTAGGTGGTATAGGTCAACAACAAAGAGCAATGCTACAAGCATCTTTAGATATGGGTTATCAAGATTTTTTAAGACAACAAGGTTATGGTCAACAACAATTAGGTTTCTTAGGTGGATTATTACAGGGAATACCTGTACAGCCTGAACAAAATATAAGCACATATCAACAACAACCAGGATTATTTCAAACAGCAGTTGGTGCTGGATTAAGTGGTTTAGGTTTATATAGAGGTTTAAGTTAATGTCAAATTTAGTTAGAGCAGCAGAAGAGTTAGAGTTTGTTCCTAAGCAACAGCTTATACAAATGTCGCAAGACCCTAATGCTAGTTATCCATCTTTTTTAGTATTAAGTGAAATACAAAGGCGTACACAAATGGAAAAAATGTATGCTGCTCAACAACCAAAACCAGAAACTACAGTTGCTGAAGAATTAGTAGCTGAATTTTCTGGTAGTCAAGGTTTAGGAGCTATGGCTCAACCACCTGGTACACTAAATGCTTTCCAACTAGGTGGCACGGAGAACATGGCTCCGCCCTCTCCTATACAAATGATGGCTAGTGGTGGTAGAACTGGTTATGAATCTGGTGGTTTAACAAGACAACAAATTTTAGAAGCTAATGCTTTAGGAATTGATATTGTAAATTTATCTGATAAAGAAATTATAGAACAAATTAATTTAGCAAATAATGCAAGAAGAAGAAATATGTTATTAGGAATGACATCTGATTTAAATGAAACATTTAACAATATGTCTATTAATCAACCTTTACCTAGTACTGAAGATTTATTAAATTTATCATCAACA